TAAAACCATTTTGCTTTAAAATTTTGATGATCTCTTTGGAATTCATCCTTTTACCTCCCTTTCTATACACATTATACACACTATTTACTTAATATTTCTTTATTTTTTGTGTATAGTGCGTAGTTATTTGCTTCATGAACTCTATCTCCTCATAAAGTCTGTCCATATTTTGCACAACATCAAGAAGAACACGCTCCAAAACAACAAAATGCATCTCTACAAAAAGTGTGGAACTTGTAAAATTAAAGATACATATTAAAAAAAGGTTGGAGTTAAAAACGATATTTGTTGAAGAGCAGTAGACCAAAAACTACTGCATTTTACGGGTGTTGGCTAATGCCTTGCCTAAGCAATCCCTAGCGTGACGTCCAAAACGAACTCCGATGGTTTTACACCAGAAGAAGCTAACTTCTTGCTGTAATTGTACAACTATTTTATAAATATATCAAAAAGTTGTAAAAGTCAAACAACCTCAGTACAAATCAACTGCAAAGTTTTATCTGCTTCACGAATATTTAAGACACTCGTAATATTAAAAACACGAGTTCCATAAACAATACGCATTTTAGGATTAACACCTTTTAAGTATCGAATTTCAACTTTATGTGTAGCTACAGCGTGCACGCCTGCTTTATAAAACTCTTTTGCACTTAGTGGAGTGATCGAAGCATAGGCTGTTTTAAACTCAACCCATTCCTTGATAACTTCTCCAAAGCCATCTTGTGGTTCATTGTATGTTTGAATGACTATTTTATATTTCAAGTTTCCAGCTCTCATGGCCTGACCCTGTATGGCTTAATAAGATTATCTATAAAACCATTTGCAACTTCTGTACTGCTCACACCTATTACATACTCTTCTCTATTTTCATAATAGTTCGCAATTTTTACTCTCATATATGATTTTATAGGCTTAGGTACTGTCTCATAACCTGCCACAAAAGTAATCTTTACTGCTTTTTTATACTCTTTTATAAGCGGTATCTCTGAGTAGCTAATAAAACCTATGCCGTTTTTTTCATAGAGATAGTAAGTAGTGCTGTCAAGCACCACATAAGCACCACTTTCATCCATGTATTCGATCTTATCGACTGATACTATGGGATTTTTCGGTAGTTTAAATATAAAATCATCTGTATATAATTCATAAGTTGCAATCTCCAACTGTCGGTTTAAAACATTTTGTGTATGTTCCTCTACTGCATCAATGATATTTTGTATAACAACATCATCATCGCTTTCAAGAACTCGCAAAAATCCCTTTGCATCTACGAGTGATATACTTTTTTCTACAGGTGCAATAATCTGAACTATTTGCATGACTATTTTTTCTCTACTCTTGTAGTAAGAGTTTCTACTTCTGCTACTATCTCTTCACTGCTTAAAACAATGCCTAAAAATTCAGCCTCTTTCATAACCACTTGTGCATAGAGAGCCTTGAGTTCCGTTTTTAGCTTTTCTGACTCTAAAATAGCTTTAGCCTCAGCTTCTTTTTGTGCCTGTGCTACTACAATAGCTTCTGATTTTTGCATAAACTCATCAAGCTCTTTTTTTGTTTTTGGTTCAGCTATACCTTTTTTGATGTAGCGAAGAGCTGTTGCATCATCTACTGTGATGCTCTCTCCAACTTTAAAAACACCTTTAGCACCACTAAGGTGCTGCTTGAGTATAAGTTTCATCACTTATCCTTTATGAGTTTTTACCTGCGTTAAATGCTTCGCTAAGTGTGATTTTTGCATCAACACGAACAGTTACTTGAAAACCTACCATGCCAGTACCGGCATAAAGTTCATCAAGTCTTTGTATAGACATATCACCACGGTCCGCGATTTGGTAGTAAGAGAAATCGCCAAGAACTATGAACTTATTACCAGTACCCAGATCGACCATATAATTATCAATAACAACCGGGCGACCTTTGATGGTTGGTTTTGTGCCATCACTAAAAGTAGTTACAAGGTAGTTTCCTTGACCATCTTTGAGTTTATCGATAGCTTTCATAGTTTTATCGTTGAGTCTCCATATGGCATTTCTTCGGTACTCTTCCGGTAAATCATAATAGATATCAATGATTTCATCTGCCGTTACTGCATCTACTGCTGCTGTTGTAGAGCTCGCACCAACTGCTGCACCTGTAGCATAACCGGTCGGTTTCTTAGCGCCATCACCAACTGCAAATGCAGGAGCTTCGGCATTGTCGATTCCTTTTGCAATCTGTCCAGCCATATAAGCTTCGAAGTTAATAGCTGTATCTGCAAGTAACTCACGAGATACTTTAATGATACCGCCAAGCTTCCAAGCATTTAACTGAACATTTCCAAAGGTTGATTTGGTTTCACCATAAGTTCCCTCTTCATCAATCCAAGCAAAAGTTGGTGCTGCTCCCTCTGTCGGAATGTTTGTTGTAGAAGTTGTCCCCATCACAGATGAGATAGAACGAGTTGCACTTAAGGCATTTAGTTTTGCTATAACTGTATTCTGATAAGCAACTGGCACCGTGTAGCCACCATCAGCATTTACACCCTCAGTCATAGACGCTACTGCATCAGTAATTTGTGAAGTATTTTTTGCAGACAAATAACTATCAAAAGCACCTCTATACTCTGCTTGTGCATCATCTGCTCCAAAAGAAGCCTGTGGAATAAGTGCATCTATTTGACTCTCAAGTCTTACATGATTTTGTGCTATCTCTACATCGCGGTTAAGCTTTGTAAACTCTGCATGAAGTCCATCATACTGTGCTTGAACTGTATCGTCCATTGTTGCATTTGCATTGTTAAGAGCTTTCATCTCTTCTAATTTTGCAGCTCTAGCTGCGATTAATTTTACTAAATCCATTAGTTCATTCCTTGTTTTAAAATAAAGAGATCTCTTCCTCTTTTTTGTTGAGCGGAAACATCCGCCACCTTTGCCTTTGGTTTTTTCACTTCCTTTTTTGGTAGAAGTGCAGCAACTGCTTCAAAATCCATACTATCGTGTTCTAAAACTGCTTTGTTACAAGCCTTTAAGCCCTCAATAGTTACCGAATATGCCGCCGCTTTGTCTGTAGTGCTCTCAATATTGATAATTTCATCTACAAATCCAGCATCTTGCATCTCCGCACCGTAATAAAAAGTTTCTTTTGCCATCAGGCTTAGGGCTTCACTTTTTCCCATCCCAGCTTTAGCAGCATAGCCATTAGCAAGAATAGAAGATAACCCCTCGCTAATATCTGCTGCTTTTCTAAGTTCTATAAAATCACCCGCTACTGGAAGCCAAACATTGTGAATCATATATGTGCTGTTAGAGTGTGCTACAACTTTATCGCCTGCAAGTGCAATGTATGAAGCAATACTCGCTGCAACTGCATCGATTTCAATCGTCACACTTCCTTTATCATAAGCTTTAAGTGCATTAAAAATAGAGATACCGTCCATCACACTTCCACCTACAGAGTTAAGTCTTATAAGCAAATCATTTCTAGCCTCTTTTATCTGTACTAAAATATCCTGTACATTAACATCCCAGCCACCTATCTGACCATCAATTATAATTTCATCCATTATTTATCCCTTCATTGTTGATATTTTTGAGTGTAGAGAGGTTAAGTTGCACATAATACTCATCTCCACCATCTATCTTGTTTTCATCTTCATATCTTCTCACTTCATTTGGAGAGATAGAACCGATGTCAAATCGTGTTTTGTAGTATGCTGCTCTAGTCTTGGTATCTACTCTTAGCATTGCATTGTATTTAAACTTGAAATTGACAAATTCTTTCTGTTGTGTTGTGAGAAGAGACTGTCTAAACTGCTCTTCAAGTATAGTAGTTACTGGAAGGATTGTACCGGTGTAAAACTCCAGGTACTTTTGCTCAAGGTTTCCATATGCTGTATTTGATGAATCATTGAGCATTGGTACGGGAACACCAAAAATTGAAGCAACTTCTTCACGATTGAATTTTCTACTCTCTAACCATTCTGCATCACTATTTTTCAAACTAAGAGGCTTGAAAGTGAGTCCACCCTCTAAAAGGAGTGGAGTACCTGCATTTTTTAGACCTGCATATTTTTCATTGAGATCTTTTTTAAGTCTTATATAAGCTTCTTCGCCTAACTCTCCAGTCATCTCAAACGCACCACTTGGTGCTGTTGCGTTTTTAAAAATTTCATTGCCATATTTTCCTGAGTTTTTAGCAAACTGCAGAGACTCTTTGGCATACTCTATGCGTGAAAGACCTTTAAGACCATGAGTATCTGGTATGTCAAAAATATGCAAAACTTGATGTGACTTAAGTATTTTCCCATTATATGCATAAACTTTTTTCCCACTCTTTGCAAAACTAACATCCATTTTATCTGCAACAAGTGGATAGAGTGCAGCTACTTCACCTAAGCCATTGCGTACTATTTGCGTATAATGGTTCCCTCTTAAATCTAAATCTTGAGAGATCATCTTTTTATAGAGTGCAGCTGTAAGGTTTGGATTTGGTTCGTATCGTAAAAGATTGTAAAGTTTTGAACTTATATAATCTGCTTTTCCATTTTTTGTATAGATGTAAGTTTTTAGAGGAATTACACATAAAGCATTTGCTTTGATATTTATGCAAGAAAAAACTGTAGCTATCTTCTGCGCATTATTGAGTGTTATTGTTGTATCACCAACTGGATAAAAAAGACCAGTTTTACGCTCCTCAGTACCACTATCTCCGAGAGCCATCATTTGAGCAAGTAAACTCATGACTCTTTGCCTCGCGAAGATAGAGCTTTAAGCGTTATTTTGTACTCATAAAACATATAAAATGAGTGAATAACAAGCGCTGTAGCATAAGCATACTTTGCAAAAGGTGCATACACAAGATATACAGCAGTTGCAAGTGCTACTAAAAGTAGTGCTAAGAAAATGTAGAGTGCGATTATGTACTTAAAAATATTCATATGCAAACTCTACAATTTTTTTTTTACAAAAATGGAAAAGCTTGCAGATTGTGACCTTGTTGTGAAATTTGTGCAAATTTAGAAGCTTCTAATGCTTCGTTTTTCATAAATGCTCTCTTCTTGCACCTCATAAACTAACGAACGAGCTAGGGTATTTATAATCGCTGCACATCCATCTATCTTTCTATTTGGTTTTGATTTGTCGGGTTTTATATTGCCATATGCATTGGTAATGACTGTCATATTTGAGAGCATCCAGCGAGTGACTGGGTTTTTATCATGCGTGAGTGTTCCATTTTTTATAAAGTCTTTGAAGTTGTATGTCGGCTCACTAATGTTTAAAAATCCTTGTCGTATCTGCACGCACCCATCAAAGCCTGTCTCTTTTTCGATATTGTTAATGAGTGTAGTAGCAAACGCAACATCGTAGCAAATCTCGGCAATCCCATCATCTAAAAGTTTTATGATGTCCTTTTGGATGTAATCATAGTCTATTGTTTTCCCTGGTGTTGCAGTAATATGTCCCTCGTGAATCCATTTCGTAAGCGGTATTCTAAGCTCACTCTCTCTTTGATAGACATTGTCTTTTGGAATATAATAGTGCTGTGTGGTATGGTAGCAATTGTTTGGCAGGATGTAAGTGACTGCAAGAGCTGTAAAGTCATCACTTCTTGATAGATCCACTCCAAGAAGTACATTAATAGCTTTACTAACATCGAACTCATCAACACCGCAAGCTTCCCAGTCATCAAGCTTGATAAAATGCTCTGCTGCACCTACCCATATATTTAAGTCTTTAACTAAGAAGTTGTTGCGAGTCTCTGCTCTCTCCTGAGCTTGTTTTGCTTGTTTTCGCATATAGTCGTAAGTTTTTGATACTCCAAGATTTGGATTTGCTTTATACCAAACGCTTTCATCAAAAGGATCATCTCCCTTATCAAGTTCACAAATAAAAGCGAAATAGCTATCATCTTCAATGACACCATTGAGCACATTTTTAGCATATTCATACTCTTGATATCCTACAGAGGATGTATCAAACCCCGCAGTCGTAATATAAAACATCATCGGCTGGACTCTCGAACCTTGAGAAGATTCAACAACTTCTATCATGCCACGGTCAGGGTGTGCATGAATCTCATCACCTATAGCAAATCCGATGTTGAGTCCATCTTCTGATTTTGAGTCACGACCTAGTGGCTTTATGGTTGTATCTGTAGGATTTACTATTAGCGTAGAGTATGCTTCACTGTGCTTCTTTGCAAGCTCTTTATTTGAGTTAAGCATCTTTTTACATCCATTCCAAACAATCTTTGCCTGATCCTTTTTTGTAGCAAATGATACTATCTGATTTCCCTTTTCTATCGTTAAGATGGACTCAGCTATACCTATAGCAGAAGCAAGGAGACTCTTACCACTTTTACGAGTAATAAAATAAAATGAATTGTTAAATCTGCGCACCCATTGTACTTTATTGTTCTTGATTATGGGATTTCCATCTTTGTCAAGTCGTTTTTTTTGCCATCCAAAGTTAATGGTTATAGCTTTTTTTTGCCACTCTTCAAGAGATATATACTCTCCTGCCTTTTCTCCCTCAAAGTGCTTTAGTTGCTCAATAATAATGACATATGCATACCCAATCTTTTTGTTAAAGCGAATATCATCACGATACCCTAATGCAACATTCTCTAAATCGTTTTGATGTCTTAACCAAGTCTTCTCAAAAAACGGTATACGATTGTTTTCTTGTTTCTCAAACATCTACATCACATTCCAACAAATCTTTAGTAATATCAAATAAAGATACCTCTTCTGTGTCGGACTTTGTAGGTAAGCTTAGGCGCTTACGAGAGGCAACATTCAACCCTAACATGCTGGAAATCTTTATGAAAGTATTCTCATACATCTTTGCAAGATTTTCGTATGGCGATATATAGACACTCCCTTTTTCAGATATTACAGTAGATCCCTTATCTTGAATGATTTTCTGTGCTGCAATCCACTTCTCATAGTTCAGAGCAAAAGATACAACGAGCGGCTCATCAAGTGGAGAGTAATTAGAGCCTAAAATCTCTTTGATCTCTTCAATTTTTCTAATAGCAACACGGCCAAGAATGCCTTTTTTTCCAACAAGAGCTTTATCTGTAACAACTGCATCAATATCAATCCTAACCCAGTGCTCTTTTTTTGCCCGTCTCTGAATTGCACCATGAGTTATGTCATTGCGACGAGCGATTTCACGAATAGGGGTATCTGTACTCTCATACTCATCGCGAATATTGACCCAATCAATCCCCTTAGCCATAACTAATTCCCTCGCTTAAGTTTCAAAAAAAATATCTGAAACCTTAAACCAAATGGCAATATATCCCAAAAATAGCCACCCCCATCAAAACAGACTTTGTAAAAGGAAGTAAATGGTTGCGATAAAACAGGCAAATGGTCTGTAGTTTTCATACCCGCCCCCTGTATTTTATTTTATCTTTTGCTGTCTTTTTGTTGTGGCAAACGTTGCATAGTGCTTGAAGATTCTCTAATCCTAGTCGTAAACTCCAGTCAATTTCAATGGGGATGATGTGATCTACTACATCAGCTTTGATGTTCATATCCATTTCTAAACAACACTTGCAAAGACCTCCTGCACGACCCATTACTTGCTTTCGTACTTTTCTCCACAAGTGAGAGTTATAAAAATCATTATGTTTTTGATTTCTTAAAGTTGCATTGTACATCTTATCTCTCTTAGCATCTTGCATCTTTTTATCTTTCTGATGTTTAGAGCAGTATCTATCGTTCAAGTCTATGAGAGTGTGACATCCTTGCTCGTTGCATACTTTCTTAGGCATGATACATCTCCATAGCTCCTATGCCAAAGAATAGCCAATTGGTGTTCACTTTTCGCTTGATACAAAACACAGTGAGCTCATCGTATGGTATAGCTCCACGAGACTTCATTGTCGCTAGCTTAGTAGAACTAATACCAAGTTCGTATGCAATATTTTTGTCTAACACTTTAGTGTTATACTCTGGTTCAATAACTTCTCTCACTCTTTCGATTACTCTTGTTGTATCTAACATGCAATTCCTTCTAACTCTTTTAGATAAATTAGCTCTTTCTTTTCAAACAGCTCAACCAATAACTTAGGTTCAATAGTTCCGAGTGAACTACCATCAGCTGCTTTAAACTCAAATGTTTTGTCATTATAAATAC